CACAACTCATAGAGACACCATTGCACACGGATTGAGCAGTCGAACTTACCAAGATCATCCTCAAGGTATCGACCACCAACATGCTTGTCAGAAGTATACAAGCGAGCGCTATCTTCTCCGGTTAATCCACTGGTGAAGACAAGATTGTTGTCTTTACCCCAGCAGCGTTTAAACTCATCTTGAACTGCCATAATCCAAGGACCAACTAAACAGGTGAACTCAGGTGTTGCTCCCTGGATCAACCTTGGTGCCTTGTCTTTTGTACCTAATGGCGAGTCATAAAGATTGTTTTCAACTTTAACGAACGATGAGCGAGTAGTCCATTTGCGTACAAGCAACGAGAAGATGGGATCCCAAGTCTTAGACTTATTGTTCCACCTCCAACCGGGCTTTCCAAGATCACTATGTTCTGTGATCCCTTCACTACGCAAACGCTCCATCGTTACTCGGAGAGTTGCTTTGACACTGGGCGACGCGTTCGAACGAGAGATGTACTCATCAAACGGAACGCTCCTGATATTATGCATATGCGGGAAGAGTTTCTTATGATTCCTCTTACACCATTCCACACAAGCCTCCAAATCATCAGTTGGAGGCAATGTGTCAGAAAGAACACGAGCATTCAGAGCCTGCAGCTCATTATGCTCATTGCTCGCAAAGGCTGTCGGTGAATACTGCTCCGTGTCAAAGCAGTACTCAACCTGAGAACCTCGACACTCCTTAGGTGTCTTTCTCTGCAAATTACCACGCCCTGCTCCAACAAACGAAAGTTTAGCTCCAGGCTTAAAAGCTTTCGGTGCTGGCAACTGTGCACAGTTCTCTAATACATAAGTTGAGAAAGATTGTAATTTATTCTCACCCAAACGCACGAAAACTTTCCTATCATACCACTGACTAGCAGATCGTCTTTCAGCTCTCCCCAACCGGTTGCCGTTGAGGGCATGCATCATCTTATTCCACATACGGCGCGAAAATCTAATAAATTGCGCAAACTTAAATGTGGTACAAGAAGTTGCACCCGGTTCAACTAGTGAATGCCATATCCATTCATGGTTAAGTCCAAAAACTCCACCAGATTGGAAAAGCGAGCAGCCAAGATATTCCTCAATAGCCACTGCATTATGGTAATCAACAAGCCAAAATTGGGTAATGTAATGTTCACTGATACACGATGAGGCATGCAAATATTCAGGCAACATGCTCTCATAGGACGGTCTCAAATATTCCAACTCACACCAGGAACTGCGCTGAGGCTCAACTAAAGTAATTGGAGCGACAGTAAGTACAGTCAGCATGGCAAAAATGCACAGAATGCTGACAACAGTTCGAAGGTATCTAAAGTTGGCACAAGTGAGCTTGGCACGAGCCAAACTCACTCTGAGACCAGAATGCACATAATCACCAGCAACAACGCGTGCAACGTTGCATTTCTCGGGCCACTTATCCAAGTAGGCGAGAGCTGGTGCATACATGACTGCGTCAAGACGCTGATCCGCTGTCATAGTAGTACGCCGAACAAATTCACGAGCCTTATTGGTGGCGAGCTCGAAATCTTTCAACGTAACTTCTCG